CGGGCACACACATTTAACAGCGGATTGGTACTCCTCTTTGGTCATGCCTTTTTGGTTGATGTGTGTATAGATCATTTTAAACTTGGGTAAAGGCGACTCAGCCCTGTGTGGTGACTTAAATAGATCGCTAACGCCAATGAAATGACTTTATCATCGTGGCATCCCCCCTGGGCCTCCATCTTGCCGTTCTCCATCACGCCGTAGGTCATTAATTCGCTGATGGTATCCCGGTCTATCACTTCGCCGCCATCGTCCAGGTAGTTGGCCAGGCCATCGATCAGCACCCGCTTGGTTCCCGGCGTTGAGTTCCACCCGATCCGCGAGATCGGTCTCTTCGTTCTCGATGCCAGCTGCTTGGTGTAGTAAAGACGCGGGTATCCTCCATCCCGTAGCTTCGTTGCCGTGGTCAACCCGTGCGCCGACGGCTCGGTCTCGATCCCGATCATCGCCCGGTTGTAGCTGTAGCCCAGCTTCGCCAGCTCGTCACTGAACTTCGACGGTTCGAGGTGGCCATGGAACGTCGCCGCGATGGTGAGATCCTCTGCGTTGAGAACGTGCGCCGACGAGTAATCGCCGCCCTCCAGGCCAGCTGCCGCATCAGCCCCGATCACGTACCGCCCTGAGGCCTTGGGAGGCTCCCACATACGCACCCAGCCTTCCGCATTCTCCTCCAGGCGAACGTGGAGCAGGTTACCCATGGTTGGGGTCATCCATCCCCTGAAACGTGGCTCCTCGGTCAATTCCACCAATCGGTCCAGGGCATCGATGTTGAACCTCGGCACCCCGACGAACACCGCGATCCGCTCCCCGCGTAGGAACCGCTGTATGAGAGCGCGTTTGCCTTCCCAGGCCTTCTCCAGGGTCGAGTAGTAGTCCTCCCTCAGGTTGGCCGCGTTATCGCTCACAGGGAACATCCAGTGCGCCCAGTTGAGGGATCGGAGGTACTCAGGTGACTTGTCGATGATGCGCTTGCTGGCCCAGTGCGTGAGCGGTGGAGAGTTGCAGCTCATCGCCAGCTCACCGCCGCCGATTGCCTTGGCCCGTTTGCGGTCACGGGTCAACCTCGCGATGGCCATGTCGAACACGCCTTCCGCGATCCCAGGTGAGACCTTCTCCTCGCCCGGTAAGTAAGCGGGTGCGATCTCCTCCAGCGCGATGTAGTCGTACTCCCTGGAGAGAAACATGGACGCATCCTGTTCTGTCTGGCCATGCCTGAACGACAGCGAGTGATACCGGCCACCAACCCAGAGCTGGTAGTCGCACGGCTCTGATTTGCTCTTGTAGCCGCACATTCCCTCTGGGAACCAGGAGAGGAATGTCTTGAGAGTACTGTCGGCGAGGTTGCGATAGGTGTCGCGAACGATCAACCCTTCGAGGCTGATCCCTGCGTCCGCAGCCATCTGAGCGAGGTAGAGGAACCGCCAGCATAGCCAGGTGGTCTTGGCAGTACCCAGCGGACCCCAGGCGAGTTTAACCATCGCCATGGACAGGTGTGCTGCTTGAGCTACCGGACCAGGATGGTACTTAATCGTGGGTAAGTCGTTTTCGGCGTTGCTCGTTGCCATCGAACATCTGGATCACCACTGCGTGTCGATGATTCACATCGATCTCTTGCCGTGCTGCCGGGAGGAACTTGTCAATGAAGTGCCGAGCCGTCGGCGGATCGATGATGAACTGCTCGTAGGTCTCGCCCTTCTCGGTAATGCGAGTCTCGAACCTGCCCTTCGCATTGTCCAGGTACGCTCTCACCACCTCCTCAAGGTGCTCCTCAAGCTTCTGGCGTATAATCTGGTCGGTTTCGAGCTTCTTTGCGATCTCCTTCTTGCTCTTGGCCCCTGCCCCTTCCCGCTTACCACCCTTGCCGTATTTATTGCCCTTCTCGAATCCCATATTTGCTTGTCCCTGATTCTAGTCCCGGTAGTTCCGATTCTCGTTTCTCGTCCTTTCTAGTCCCGTTCTCGTCCCGGCTTTGTGGGACTAGTATTACCCCTTGTGTTTCAACGGTTTTTTACCCCTTCCTGTTTCTAATCCCGCTAGTTCCGGGGTTTCCTCGTCCCTATAGGGAATAAGAATAGGACTAGAATCTTTTCCCCCCTTAACAATCCCCCCTTGAAGACGACAATCCCCAAGCGGATTGTCCCCAAGATTCATCAAAGAAGTGGCCATCACGTACCTGAAAGGGCTCCCCCGTCGTCCATTGCCAGTACGATCCAAATCACCCGCGTTGAATTTCAGAAGATCTCCGTTGATTCTTCCGCATCAAGTGATTCTTCCGCTCTACCCTCACACTCACGAAGACAGTCCAGGCAGCACTGGCACCTGAACTTCGATTCATTGCCCAGCACCAGTTCTTGATATGGACACTCGTGAGGCAATCCTTCATGGTCATCCCCGTACTCGCATAATTCCTCCATTTGTAATCCTCTGTCGATGGCGTGGGCCAAAGCCCCGTGTAAATGCCGCTAAACAAGCTGCCGAAAATCATAGCCGTTCTATCTCTTCCTCCCCTTCCTCCACACTGCTCCCTCAGTTGCTTGCGGATCGTAGTCTCTTCTATCAATGTGGAGTCGGTGGTAACCTAACTCAAGGCAAAGTTCTACTGCGCTATCAGCTGAGTTGCACACTGCCGTGTAGTATCCTCTTCGCTCTAACTTGAGCAGCCATCCATGTTGATTCGCTGTAGCCTTGCCCCTCTCTGACTTAATTTCGATAGCTAGGCCTTTGAACTGGGGTCTGGCCGGTGGCGTGTCGAATATCAGGTAGTCGGGGAATCCCGGTTGTAGTCCCATGTTTTTGAGTTGCCCCATACGTTGAAGATTGCCCTCGTTTGGGATGTGGGTAAAGACGACATGGTGGACATTCAACCAGCCTACCAGTGCAATGCACTCGTCTACCTCAGTTGGTTTAATGCGTCTGATCTTTCTTTGAGCCAACTCTGACCTCTTTCAGCTCCCTCTGTTCTCTTCCAGTGATCCCTCAAGTAGCGTGAATAGCAGTAATCGCCTAACTCCTCGTCAATGCCATACCTCCCACACGGCCACCAGCATAGTTGCGATGTACACGATGAAGGCGGCGATGTTCTTTGAATGGTACCTGTCTCGGGTGCTTTTTACAAAGGAAAATTCACCGACCAGGAGATACCCTGCGATCATCACGCTGACCACCACCGGTGCGGTGCCTATCGTCCTGAGTACAAGATCATCCACGGATCACCGGCCATAGGGTCACGCAGGGCTTGCCCGTAATTCTGCATGGACGTTTCTGTCCGTAGTAGACCCAGCCCTTGCGCTTCAGTTCCGAGGCTCTGGTACCCATCGACCACAGATCCCCACCAAGCCTCTCCTGTACGATCTCGCGAATAGTGTCTCCTGGGTAGTCTCTCACCGCATCCATGAAAGTCTTCTGGGTCTCACCGAGGTGGCCACTGTCTTTGAATTCCTTGGCCGCTTCATGGCTCGTTTCTGGGTCCGTACGCCGGGCCATGGTCTCACCGCCTACAGGGAATCCATGGAGCTTCATCGTCCAATCGATCTCTCCTGGTTTTTTTTGTGGAGGGAAGAGATCGCCCTGGTCAGTCTTCCTCGTTCCGTTGAGAGTAGAGCCATTCCTGATATTCCTCCGGTTCATTCTCCCTCCATTCCGCATAACCTTCAGGGTCTATGCATTTCTCACACTCGCAGTCTTCACTGCAATCCGGTGTCGTTGTCCCGCAACTCCAGCATGGTTTCATTTGCTGTATTCCTTCTCCAGCTCACTTGCGTTTTTACTCCATCCTTTTCCCGGCCAGGTAGTCTCCATCATCCTCATTCCGGCGATCAGGGATTCCTTCTCAAGCTTGGTCTTGTGTGTTTTGTTCCCTAACTTGAGCAGCCTGAATCCTTCCTTGGCGTACTCCTCGTCCTCGCATCTCGGATCATCACTGTTCACCATCGCAGGGGCCTCAGTTTGCTGACTCAACCACACCTCCCACAGAGGCATCTTCACACCATCGGTGCGAACCATTTTCATATCCCCGTAGAGGTGGTTGATCGCCTGATACCAGACGCATATCCCAGAGATAAATCCGTTGTCACCCCTGTCGTTCTTCAGCTCCCTGTCCTCGAAGACTTCCTTCAGGTGACCGGCCAATGAACTACTGGTCGGGAACTTGAGAAAGTGTACGTGCCGCCTGGCCTGATTAGTACTGCGGCATTCCTGGCACTTCTCCTGGCCAATCCACTCCTCGTCGTTACCTGCGGTTTTGCGTTTGTAAGCCATTATTTAATCCCCTTCATTTGCGGACCCTCTATCGCCTTGCCATTTGCCACGGTGCATTTCTGGAGCTGCTCCATCGAGGACATCGGGATCAGACTCCCGGCCCCGCGACTGTACGGTGCCAACTTCAAACCCGGCGGAAACATCCTGGTAACCAGCTCATGGATTGATGGAAAGAATTTGCATTCCACCAGACACTCCTTGACCGCTAGGTGAAATTTATTCGCCGGTGCATCTTGTAACACAACCCAGTACGCTTCCTGGGTTGCCGGGCTAACCTTCTCCTGGCTGTAAAAATACGCCGCAAACAAAACCGCGAACCCCTTCGCGAACTCCCTCTTGGTCATTTCTCTTCCCCCCATTCTAGAATCTTTTTAAGTTTATCCATGGACTGATCGCCCTTCGTTTGAGGTCTCTTGTTCCCGTTCAGTCTCTTCCCGGTTCGTAGCCACGTTCTGAACGCCGCCTCCCAATCCAGAAACGTCGAACCCCTCGAACTGTGGTAATCGCGGAAGGCCTCCAGCTCCGCTACCGGATCAGGCCATTGGTTGTGTTTGGAGAGTTGTAAGATTCTACCTGAAACGACAAAATCATCAGGGAAGCTGGTTCGTTGTTTTTTTGTACGACTTATCTTCTTCCTATTTGAAGTATGTAGTATGTCTTCTGAAGTATGAAGTATGTCTGTCGTTTTGCTATCGTTTTTTGATCGTTTACCCTTCGTGCGCTTCTCGTTGTACTTAATATCCGCGTCCCGCTTGGCTTTTCTCTTCACTTCATCACGCACCATACGGCGGCTTGTGATGGTTATATTGACGATAGTGGCCCAAGTATCGGCGTGATTCCGCTCCCTATTTGTTGGGTAAACGTCCCCTACCCGGCTCAATTCGTGCAACATCACTTCCGCATCGTGATCGTTATCCAATCGTAACAGAGTCGTAAAGTCCCTGGGCGTGAGACTGAGGACTCCCCTCTCGGGAGCTATCCACATCTGACAGATGATCCTGATCCAAGCCCCCTCTCCCTTGAGACTCAGGAGCTGGGTATCCTGTATCCAATCGGCAACGTAAAACTGCATGAAGGGCCACTTGTCCTTTGCCATCGTGCTTCACCCCCCCATCAATTCTTGCTCGATAAATCTCCACTCATGCCCGAACTTGTAGGCGGGGATTTTACCCGCCCTAGCAAGCCGGTAAATCGTTCTTACGTGTAGCCTGAGTAATTCCGCTGCTTGGTTGGCTGTAATAAAGACTGTCCCGAATGCGGTCATAACTTACCTCTTGCTCCATCGAGGGGTAAAAAAAATGCTAAGATACAATTCGTTCCTCGGCTTCACTTCAGGGCACGCCCTCGCTCGCCGCGTCAGGGCACTGCGGTTCGCGACTCGACTTCGTTGCGGCGCAACACCGTTCACGGCACATCAACTCTCGACTTCACGACAAGCCCCTGCGTCGCACAACGCCCCCGCTCACTGCTCGACTTCAACGCAGATCACCGCAGGGCACGACGGATCATTGCTCGACTTCACAACAAAACATTCCAGCTCACTTCACCCCTCTCCGTCACATTGGATCACGCCCCTCGACTTCATCTCAGCTCAAGGCTCCCCATCCCATGTAAGACCACACCTCGACTTCGACACAGAGCACCCCTGTTCATTTCGCGCCTCAACACTGCTCGACTTCATCTCAATGTAGGCAAAATGTTGGCTGGCAACTTGATGTGTTTGTTACGGGCCTGAATAATCAGCTTGGCTACGTCCAGCTTCAATTTGGTGTTTAAGTAGACAGACCCTTTCAATGTGTTATTAATCGCCCCTGCTTTCTTAGAATCGATTCGCTCTGCTATCTGATCGTTATATAGCGATTCGTGAGCTTCGATTAGATCGCGGACCGACCTTAGCCGTTTTAGTCTTTGCACCTTCATTACGTCCCTCCTCTATCTTGATGATGTTGAACATATACTTCCCCTCCCCCGCTGACCTCTCTCCCGCATAACCGTGGGTTCCCCCATACTCCATGATCGTTTCCAAATCCTCTTGCTTTACGCAGTCACCGAGCACCCTTAACCTGAACGTCAGAACAGCTCGCTCAATGAACTCAAAGCACTTCAGGGCATTGATGGGTATGCCCCTCGGTCCGATAGCGTGAACAGGACGTTCCATTTTTCCATCGGCCTCAGTGTATGCGCCATCCTCGTCTTTCAGGATCGGTAGCCAGTAACTAGAGGGGTCAAGGTAAACCCCATTCTTGACTCTTACGGCCAAGGACTTTTCTCCCTGGACCTTGCCTATGTAAAGTTGGGACAATACCTTTGAACAGTCCTTTAGGTGCGCCCTAACCGTGTCGGCTCTGACAACACACTTCCCGCCCTCACGCTGAAAGACCAGCAAGGAATTTTGTTCGTCTTGCTCTGGTTCCCTCAGACTCTCGACAACCTCCTCGTTGATCTCATCAATCGTTTTACTCCCCGGTGGCTTAACTCTTGGTTGCCTCGCCTTCAGCCATGCCTCAATCATGTTCTTGTTTGCCGGTACAGAAGCGCATAGCTTAGTGACAAACGTCCACTCAACTTCGTATTCTGTCCACATAAATTATTCTCCTGTGATACATAATCAACTCCTGAAACGCTAACCGCACGTGTCTGGTGCTCGCCTCAACAACCCAACGTCCGCCATCTCTATAGATATTGCCGTAGCCCACTAGTAATCGAAACTCTTTTCCCAGGACAAACAACGGGAACGGGTCGAGAGAGCATACCTCCCCGCCAACGACGACACCGTCCGGTGGGAGCCTAACGGTGGACCCGCCCCTGTTCTTTGTCCTGAATAATTGGAGGTTAGGATGGTATGCTCATCCGCTGGCATGGTGACGGTAGAATACGCCCGGATACACCCCAGGTCAATGTTTTTCTGGCCTTGTAACCACCTGATATCACGGGTGAATTAAAAATATCTTTGAATAATATTATTTTAGGGTTGACATACTAGCACATTTTGCTAGTGTGATTGGAAGCTCAATCAGGTATCACAAGACAGAAATGGATGAGCCAATCTACACTACGAAAGAGGTCGCTGCATTTATGAAACTCAGCAAGAAAACAGTGGGCAAACCAAATTGGCGCAGGTCGGTTGGCCTTTCTGCTATACGACTAGGCCGCGAGCTTCGATTTAGGCAATCGGATGTACACAAATGCCTCGAAGGCTGTCGGGAGGTGCTGGATATTTAGGTCGTAACGGGATAAACTATCACATGACAAACAAACAGATCAGAAAATCCCGCGCCACACTCAGGCTCACACAACCCGAATTCGCAAAGCGTCTTCGAGTGAGTCTTCGCATCGTCACCAAGTGGGAGCGCGATGGATGCCCGACACGGTGGGACGAGTTGATCGGTATTATTGTTAGGGACGAGGGAGCTAAGGCAACTTCCTGAGTCCCTTTTTTTGCTCTATGCCTAGCACATTTTACGAGGGGAGGAGTAAATGAAGGCCACTATCAGAATAGGCGACGAGGTCGAGTACGAACGGGCGAACGAAACCATCACCCGCGTTGCCAGGGTGATCGAGATCACCAGGGAGAAGCACGAGGGCAACACGTACACCGGGGTGCTGACGGAGGAGAGAAACTTTTACGAATTCACCCTGGACGATCAGCGGTGGTGTTATGGGTTTCAGATCGTCTGCGTGAACGAGTGGATCTGCACCGAGTGCAACGAGGTCTACGACGATGAAGATAGCAGGAACGATTGCGACTGCCCCGGTGCGAGGGCAGAGCGATTGACTGCGCTACAAGACGATGAATTTGACCGGAAGTATACTTTCACATTCAAGGAAGACTTACCAAAACGGAGGTGAACCGGATGCTTAGTGTCTGTCATAACCACGCTTGCAGCTGCCCGTGCGGATGTCAGCTGGTATTGGATTGTGCGTGTTCACACGCGGATTATTTTCAGGGCTGGTGCCTGGAATGCCTCGCAGGGCATCATCCTGGGGTTGGTCGAGAGGCAGTCATCCAGCTGAAGGATGCTCGCGGGTTTGATCCCTTTTTTGGAAACTTCAAGGCATAGGCGTTGAACTAATCAGGGGAAGGGGTTCCCCCAGGCGTGAAAGGGGAACCCCAGAAGGCGCGTGGCAGGGTCGTTATTGTACTGCCGACCGAACTGAAACGCAAGAAAAAAAATCAGGAGGAAAAATGATTATCGAATTTTTAGAGAATTTGTACCGAACTGAAGCCGACCTTCTGAATGCCGAAGTGCGCAATGTTTTTAGGGCCAGTTCCGCTGGCTACTGCGAGAGGCGGTTGGGCTACGACCAGATAGGGGTCAAGGGTGCTCCGCTCACCCCTCGCCGGTTGAGCGTGTTTAGGCATGGGACGCACCTGGACAAGGGATTGAAGATCGATTTCAAGGCTGCACTTGGGGATCGGTTCCTGAACCTGGATGAACTGGGGGCTAACAACTGCCAGATCAATGGCGTGAATGTGAGTTTCACCCCCGACGGCGCATTCCAGAGCGAGGACGGCCAGATCGGGATCGTGGAGATCAAGACCATGTCGGACTATGCGTTCGACAGAGCACTCAAGGGTGAAATTGACCGCACCTACCTCTGCCAGGCCTGGGTCTACGCCGTAGGCACCTCCTTCAACCCCGTGGTGTTCATCTGCTACAGGAAAGAGACCTCTCACATGGTGGAAGTCATCTTTGACCGTAACGTGGCTGAAACGGTCATTGTGCAACGATACGGGGGTGATCCTCTGGAGCTGGCGGTCAACGATCCGCTCCTGATCGCTGAGATCAAGACCCCGTTTGATGAGAGCGTAGAGACAGAGGTCAGAGAGAAGTTCAAGCGTCTTGCCAACGTGACTGAGCGTGACAATCTCGCCTCCGGTGTGCGGGTGATCGAAAACGAGGTGGTGAAGGTGCAGGGCAAGGCGAAGGCGACAGAGATGGAAAAGATTTACGGTGGACCCATCAGCATGGCCGGTGCCTGGTTCACGTTCGAGACCGGAAGACGCACCGCCGGGTTCCCGTGCAGCTACTGCCCCCATATCCGCGAGTGTCTGGGAGCGGAGCTGGAGATTCAAAACGGACGGCCCATCTGGGTCGTAGAAGGGAGGAGTCAATAATGGAAAACGGAAGTCTGGGTAAATTTGTTACCGAATATCACGCAGCTGGCGTGGCATGGGTAGAGGCGAAACTTAAATCTGATCAGCTGGAGGAAGATCAGAAACCGTTTCTCGCCTCCCTTATGAACGCACTGGATGATGGCAAGACGAGTGAGGCGAAGTTGGACCGCCTGGCGCGGGGATCGACGCAGTACCGGGAGTACGTCAAGAACATGGTCTTGAGCAAAGCGGAAGCGTTGAGAGAAAAGGTTCGCTACGATGCTCTTGGGAGTTTTTACGAGGCAAAGCGGAGTGAGAAGGCGTTGGAGCGTTCGAAAATCGAGAAGGGGATATTTCACCAGGGGTCGTGACATGAAACAACCCGGCATACGAGTAAAGCGCGGCCTGATCACAGATGTGTGGGCCGCAATTGAGTGGGTTCAGAAAAACATAAAAGAGAAGGGAAAACACGATGGCAACGATTAATATTGTAGCAGTACGAAGAGAAGGTCAGACGACCAGCAAGGGTGATTTTTACTGGGGAATCAAAATCAACGAGAACGATTGGCTCAACCTCGTCCAACGGGACAAACCACAACGAGGCACCATGGAGGTGGAGATAAACGGGAAGTGGGCGCGACCAGTGGCGGGGAGTCCCAGTGCTAAGAGTGGTCCCGCAGCTGCAACCAAGAACGGTCAGGCGAAGTGGACCGACTACCTGAGGGCCTTCGATCAGGCCTTCATCAAGGTGGCCGGGGGCAAGGAAGAGATGACGGCACCGGAGGCGACGGTGATCTGTTCCATGTTGATCGCCATAGCTGATGGCAAGGTGGCACCGCCGGTAAACGAGGAAGAACCGGATGAGGCACCACCACCGGATGACGATATTCCATTCTAGGCTAGGGAGCCATCTCCGCACTCATATGTGCGGGGGCCGACTTGGGGTCCGAGACCCGCCAGACTGCCACTCCCTCATGTCCAACCTGGACGGTGCAGTGGCAGTTCTGGTCCGCCTTGCCGATCATAATCACGCCCCGACCAGTTGCCCCGAAACCCGGCCCCCATCCCTGGATGTAGATCCCCACGGCATCAGAATCATTGTCCAGATGCTTCTCAATTATGGTCAACCCTGGAGTACATCCACCAAGAGCCAAAACCGCTACGAATAATAGGTTTTTCACGAAATACCCCCTTCAGCCTCAAAAACGAGGCTTATAATCGCCCTATAACGAACGATCTCAGTTGAAAATGACCTACTCTACCTAGCCGTTTCCAGGGTTAATCCTGGGCAGCTGGGTGGATTGGTGCGCCCATTCTCAGGCGTTCCAGGCCCCAACCCCGGCAATTCGGACCCCGGTCCACCTGATCCATGAGATCGGGGATAGCCAGCCGAAAACGGACCCTTGCTGGACCCGGCGGCGTAGCGCGTAGTCGGCCTGGGCTCGCTCCAGCTCATCGCCCAGGATGGTCTTGTGGGTACGGTAGTGGATGTCGTGCTCTTCACACGAGTAGAGGAACCAATCAGGCACTCCGGTACAGCCGTCGGAGTCTAGGGCCAGGGCGTGGGATTTCACCCGCTCCCAGTAGACCTGATCCCAGGCGGTCTGCTCAAGGTAGCGAAAGAGCTGCGCCTCGGTCATGGTGTGTACCAGGCAGCTGCGGAACTCAGTACGACGGTGAAGGCCTGTCCCACCTCGGTGGGGATATCAAGTCCCACCAGGCTAACCATCCAGGTGAGGATGATCGTCACCGCTCCCCACATTCCGCCCTGGATTACTTTTCTTTCTGTCTTACTATCCATATTGACTCCTGTTATGGTAGACAAAATGTATGAGTTATAGGCATTCTCGCAATACTTTGTATAGCCGGGTACGCAGAGGATGGTCTGTTGAGCGTATTCTCACAAAATAACCCCGTCATTCATCGTCTTTGCCTCCGTCTTGGTCTCTCTACTGGGCTATTTGGCGGCATCCTTCGCCGGGGAATGTACCGTCGCTGTTGCCTGACCACCGGCCTTTCCTCTTGCTCGATCCGGTCCAATGTCTCTTGCAGGTCGCGCCGTTCGTCGTCCAGCTTCCGCATGAGGTCTCTCTTCCACCGGGGGAACTTCTTGCCCATGCGGCTCTGCTCGTCTTCGAGCTGGAGGATCTGGAATTGTTTTTCACGCAAGGCACGCAGTATCCCCTCTTGCTGGAGCGTGGCAACAACAAACGAGACATCATTGATCTCCTGGGTGATGTCGGTGAACACCTCTTGGGTTTGTTGCTGGTTGCTGTACGGCGGTTCCCCAAGAGCATCCACCGTCCAACCTCGTATTAGACCCAGCGCGGCGGCAGATGTGGTGATCATCAGGGCCACGGCAACGATAGCGGCGGCGAATTTCTGGACGTTTGACAGCTTCGCCCAGAACGATTGCTTAACCTGTTTTTTCATTCGCCCTGTCTTTTATGTCCTGAACGTCACGGTCTGTTACCCGGTGCCTCTCAGCGTCGAGTACTGCGTGCGCGTCCATCCGCACTTCGCTCTCAGTTATTCTTCCGTTGATTTTTGTCAGGTGGATATTGATAGACCACAACCCCCTGAACAAGCCGATAATACCGGCCACTGCCACCAGCTGGAGGATAAAATCTAAGTTCACAGTCAAATTCATAGAATGACATTGATGATGACGTTTGGTGTAATGGGATGATACTGCCCTTGGTCATCCCTCCACCACCGCGCCCCCTTTGCGTTAGCAACCAACCGCCTCATGTCGATATGAATTCCGGGGTCATTCCAAAACGGGTAGAACCCAAGTCCCGGCCAGCACCATTGCTCCGCGTAGAGGTATTGCTCGATGGCCGATAGCCCTTTGAAATGCCCGTCAATCGCCAGGCCCAACCCGTGCAGCGGCTCGGTGTGTACGCCGCCGGTGGTCTCGTGGATAATGAACGGTTGGCCGACAACGCTCCTCATCCTGTCGAGTCGGCACATCAGATCCTTGTCCATCATGTATGGTAGAGGGAAAGCGGGACGGCCTTGCTGGTCCGACTCTCCTACCTTGAAGTGTAGGAGCTTCGACCAATCGACGGGCTGCATTTTCATCGATCATCAGTCCCGGTCTTCTTAAAGTCTGGCCCAAGAACATTAGCCGCCCGACTCAGGATCGTTCCAATGAGTTGCTCTATCCGCGCCGTCTTTATCGCCTCAGGGACAGTAGTCAATGCCTCTACCCTGGCCATCGTTTCCATCTTCTTGCGGATCACCCGATCCGCTCTTGAGTACCTCTTAGCGTTCTTGATGTCCTCGATGTTCTCCAGGTAATACGACAATGCTCCTTGCCGATCTCCCGCCTTGCGTAGCGCACGGTACTTTCTCCGCGCCTCCACCGCCGCGTCCTTCTCCTTGGAAAATGCGAGAAGCATCTCGGATTCCTGTCTGAACAGCTTCGCCTGGTCGGGGAACTCGTCTTCGAGCGTACCTTGCAGTCCGACGGGGAAACTCTGTAGGCCGAATCCCAGGATCGCAAGCAGACCCATGGCCGCTCCCTTGGCAGCTCCCTGGTCGAGCATTGCCTCGTAGATGTCTTGGACGGCAAGAGGCATGGCGAGGCTCTTTGCCGTTGAGGTTGTCGTTGCCTTGTCACCAACTACGTTCTCACCTGTTATAAGATTGATGCCAGTACCGACCACCGGACTGAGTTTAGTGCGTAGAAATCTCCAGATCAGACTGTCTCCCTTGGTGCCGCCGTAGGGGACATCGTCACCGCGAATATCGCGGACCACCCCTTTCAGTGTCTTTGTCTTCCCACTAGCGATCCGACTCATAAACACGGTAGCTTGTAGTAACCCGGCGAGTGGATCGATACGAGTGTTCCCCCAGCGGATCTTGCCGAAGTCGCTGGAGAGATGATCGTCATCCCAAACATCGAGATCCACCTCGGCCCCGGCCATCTGGGCGAGACCATAGACCACTCCAACTCCAAGAAGAAAACGCGCATAGTCCTTTGCGATCAGGCTTCGAGTTCTACCAGTACCACTGTAGAACGGTTGCCCGGCCAGGAGCTGGAAGCGGCTGATCGTATTCCTGGGAGCAAAAAAGACGGTACTCAGCAACGCCCCGGCATTCGCTTGCTGGGTCATGGCCCCTCGCCCGGTAGATACATTCACGTAATTGGCGATAGCGTTCATCTCGATCTGGGTGGGCTTGCCGGTGGTACTCAGTCCAGCCACCATGGCATCGAAGGAGTCAGCGCGTAGCTTGTTCAGGAAGGTGACGTACGCCCTCTGAGAGGCGGCTACGAGCGGGATCTTCTCTGCCCACCGACTCATGTAGGCCTCTTCCATCTGGATGAGGGTCTGTCCCATCTCTGCGAGAAACAGCCCAGAGCGTTTATAGAGAGTGAAGTTGGCCCGGCCCTCGATCTCTGCCGTTACATCAGCCTGACCCTTCTCTGACATCAGTGCGCGGAACATCGCCGGGAAACTCTTCGACGCTCGTACCGGGTGACCCAAGCCAATAAATCCCCCCTGGCGACCCACTGCGGACAGATCCAAGCTGGTAAGTATCGCCCTTGAGGTGTTCACCATCTCCCCGGCGCGTCCGACTACTTTCTCGGTAGTAGTCCGATTAGCGAGTCGATCTTTCCACAACGCCTCGTACCATCGTTTCTTTGCCTGTAGTGCCTCGAAGCTCAGTCTTTGCGCTTCCTCGTCCAGCTCCACCGTTCTGCGTTCCTTCTTGGTGAAGTCACCGCGCTGGAGGCGGTCCAGCATATCGGCTCTCTGATTCTTGAGCCGTGTCTTGAGTGATTGCAGTGCGACCTGTTCAGGGGTTTTCTTGGGGTTGATAGCGTCCCGCAGCTCTTGGAGCTGCTCCCTCAATGCGTCCCTGATCGCCCTCAAGGAGTCCAGCTCTGGAGCCTGTACCGGGACAGCTCTCGTCCTGGGTGCGATGTCTCGGTCCTTGATCCTCTGCTCCAGATCCAGAATAGACCTAGCAACCGCCCTCATCGACATTGCTACCCGTTGCTGATCGGTGAGCTTTCTGCGTCCGAAGACAGTCTCGAATTCTGTCTTGAGAACGTCACGACGGGTCTTTAAGGCCTCTAACTCAGGGTCGGTAGGGGATAGGGTTCGCTCCTTGACGATCCTCTCTCTGGTGGCAATCTGAAGCTCCAGGTCGGCTATCTGGTGACGAACGTAGGTCTTCCTGGCATCCAGGGTGGATTTGAGTTGCCGGGTAGGGTCGGTGGTCTGGATGTTGTACTTCTTCTTCAGTTCCTCCACTTGCTGGATCAGCCGCCGCTCCTCGTCGCTGGGAGTCCTTCGTTCCTTGCCCGTCCTCAGTGGAGGTTGTTGCGCTTCGAGGTCTTCCAACTTCGAGACTTGCTGGAGCTGGCCCTTGGTGTCCCTGAGGATGACATCGATCTCGTCTGTACTGAGAGGAGTGAAATTGCCGTAACCTGAGATAGCGTCCTGGGTCTGCCGGGTAGTGATTCCCGGTATGGCATCGGAGAGATCCCTCTGGACAGCGGCCACGATATTGTCCCGGCCCCGTACCCCTTCCTCGATATAGCTTCGCGCCAGTTGCTGGGCCAGGTGGGTGATATTATCATCCCCCGCCTCGGCCTTTTCCTTGATCCGATCCTTGACCCCCTGGCGTTGCTCGAAGAGATTCAGGGAGGGCTTCTCTTTGATCGCCCGACCAACGGGCCGTCTGACCCTCTCAGGCATCACACCGATCCGCTCATCCACCACCTTGTTACTCGCCGCCCAGGCAGCATCCAGGTAAGGCTGGATAACATCCCCGAAATCGTCCACCATGGTCTTCGACCACCGGCCAAAATCCTTCCCCATTCTGGCGACTCTCTCAGCTCCAATGATAGCAAGGTCGGCGATCATCGCTGGGTCCAGGGCCGGGTTGACCGCTATGCGGGACAGTCTCTGCCTGACCCTCACCTCGGCAGCTTCAGCCTCAACCCCCAGGCGGTCCATGATACGCCTGGCGAGGTTCTGGATGTGAGGATCAAGCTCTGGCCGGGTAGCTGCCGCCTCTTCAGCCAACCGACTGACTACCAACTCGGCCTCAAGCTTCGACCTGACCCCTGAGGATTCCTTCTGATAGGCCTCGAACTCCTTCTGGGTCTTTTCAATCTCAGCTTGTAGCTTGGCCACCTGGGCCAACTGTTCCTTGCTGAGAGGCTGTCCCTTGTTGGCCGCTTGCTTGGTGCGGGTCATCCTGGCGAGACTGAAGTCGAGCTTCAGCATCATACGTCGGAAGCTCAGTCCAAGGGCGTTTTCGGTCCCGGCCTGGGTGGCAACATCAGCCAGGGTAGCAAAGTCCGCTATCGCCTTTTCCTTGCGATTGTAGGCCTCGGTTACGTCGGCCTCGGTCCCATACTGCCGGGCCTCGTTGAGAACTGTCTCGGCCTCAATCCGTTCGTTGGTAAGACGGGTCTGTTCGTGGACGAGGATGGCATCCTCTAACTTACTGATCGGTCTTATTGCAGCGATCAGACTATCGATGAGCTTCTGGGCAGTGGCAGGGTCTCTCCTGATCTGGGTGTCTGCTTGTATGAGGGCTTGCTCGAATTCAAATTTCTGACCGTGGGTGGCCGGGGGAAGACCCATCTTTTCCAGTTCCTGATCGACAGCTGCGTTACGGATAGAAACTGTCTCTGGATCTTCATCTAGTGTGGGGAGGGAAACTTCAGCCTCGGCGCGGAGTCGCTCCAGGGCCTTTAACGGTACGCCCATCTCACGAGCTGTGGCATCAAGAGTCTTGCCTGTTCCCTTTGCTCTCTTGAGTAGCCGCTTGTAGACTTCTTTACGGGCCTTAACCGCTCGTGCGATTTTCTCTGCCGCAATGATGGCAGCATCGACCCCTTCAGCGGGATCGAGGCCCATAGCGAATTGGGTGCCTCTTTGTGCTCGTCTGGCTTGAGCTGCTTCAGCCTGTCGGCCAAGGAAGCCTGGTGGGGTTACTTCGGGTTCTGCCGTCTGGGTTTCGACGGCGTAGGTTCTGGCGGCGATTGCCTCGGCTTCTCTTGCTGCGAGTTCTGGCCCTGAGTACCGCCCGTTGAGGAGGGTGTCGTACGCCCTCCCCCGATCACGTATCCACGGGAGTAGATCGGATCGTCCGAGCTGGCCCACTTCAGCTTCGATCTCGCTTCCTCTAGGGTCATTCGTCCAATCCTGTTCTTTGCCATATCGTCCCTCGCTCCAGAATAGTTTATCGTCTTTGATTCCGAGTTCAGTCCGGTAGTCCTCAAGGAACTCGGCAACGCCAATTTCAAACTCCCCATCCGACCTCGCGAAGGGAACACCGTCGGTATCTCCTCGGAAGTTGATTACCGAAATGGTGTCAGGGCCAACCTTGGTAAAGTCGGAATCAGGCATAACCCGATTCAGCCTATCTAGTATAATTTGCTGGTCGGCTATAGTCAAGGGACGGTCAAAGGTGAGGTCAACACCTTCAGCGAATTTCCCGCCGCGAATCTGCTCCTCTTCCTTCACTCCCCTCTCGGCCTGAAGGGCCTGAATCTCTTCCAGGGTATCCCGGCGAGTCCCTGAGATCAGTTTCTCCTTACCCTTCGCATCGACCCTGACAAGCCTGAATTGCTGCTCAACCCGAACCGCCCCCGGCACCCCCCCAGGCTTATCAAAACGAAGCGCATTGTCGGGGCGAAACCATGGAACCACTTTCTGCCTGAAAATGAATTGAGCTATTATCGTATAGAGATCCACCTCGGCACGGGAGAAAGCCCCTGCCCCCTTGGCTGGCAAGAGGTTTGAAATCCAGTTAGGGTTAACCTCTCTCTCAAATGTCCCTGTCCCTTGTTGGTGCCAGTTGAGGTGAACCCCTAGCTTCTGGGCGATCACATCGTTGCCGTTCTCGTCAACGATCAGATGTCGCGCTTCCTCGGTGAACATGGTTCTCACATCGGTAGAAGCCTGATTGATGTCCTTGCCGAGAGCATCACTCGGAACCGCTTCCAGGGTGACCCTCTCATTCATGCGGTCCAGGTTGTCGGAGAAGTCGCGTCCCGTTTCCTCCACCGCCCGTATCGCCTCATCCGAACTCACCTTCATTGCGGCCTGTCGTCGGTTCCACCAATACTCGGAATGATCCTCTACGAGATGTCTGACCGTTGTTCCCGTGCGCTGAATCAGCCCCTGCTTCTCCGATACCTTGTTCGATGCTTCGATAACCGACGGCAGTTCCATTCTTGCCTTAATCGCACTCCATAGTGCTGCTTGAGCTTCGAGCGGCTCCTCCCATCTCACACCCCCCGGCTCCAGCTCGGAGTTCAGCTCACCGTGTATTCGCCTGACAGAATTCTCGGCGAATGAGTACTTGTCTCGTCCTCCCGTTATGTCTCCAGAGGCGGCAACCGGCTTGCGGAAACCCAGAGCGCGAAGCACCCAGACATCAACCGTTACTGGCTTCCTAATTGCAGAAAGTGTTTCAGCGTCGAACTTGAAGTCGGTCTCTGGATGAAGTGCCATAACTTCATGCATCAGATTCAAATAAAACGAATTGGTCTTCCTTCCTTCAAACACGCCGTTGTCGTAGAGAACCTTGATAGCCTTTAAGTCTTGCTCTCCGGTGCCAACGTGGAATTCCCCTCGCGGGACACCCCTCTTCCACTGACTCCAGGCCTTTACGGGGGCAAGCGTATTCCCCCATAAATTGTTATGCGCGGAGTAAATTGCCTGGAGTTGGGTAAACCTCTCTGCCGCTATCGGATCATCGCCGAGCATTCTCAGTGCTGCTCGTGCTGATTTCCTGAACCAATATCGCTGAGAGATTCCTTCCATCACGAGCTGTCGGCCTTGGGCAATCATCTTCTTGAACGTCGCTGGACCCGTTACCCATTCAGGACCGGAACGAAGCTTCCCGCCTTTATCGGGAGTCGGGGTCCATCTCTTCCAGATAAGGTCTTCCTCGGTCACTGGCCGACCTATACGCCGGGCCTCTTCCAGTTCCCGGTTGACTTGTCGCGCCAGGGTCCATGCCTGTTTCAGGTTCTTCTCGACCCCTTCGCCGTGTTGCTGT